CCCCAAATCAGATGATATGGTAGTCAGATCGGCAATTATAGTATCCTTAAGAGTCATAATTCAGTGTTGTTGTCCTGCTTGTATGTATTTTTCTTTCTCTCTTGCCATCTTCAACCACTCGATAAACCATTGCTGATTCCACCAGTTCATATCTATACCTTTGTTGTCCTGCTTCAATATCCGTACATAAAAATTGAGTGGTGATTTTTATATCACCACTCAATTTGATAGTTATACCGTGACTATAGGATTAACCTTAATCCGTAGTAAGAATGCGTACCCCAGAACTTACGTTACCACGACTTACACCATAGATTGCAACTGCTCCAAGTTTCCACATTCCTTCATCAGGAGAATACCACTTGCGGAGTTGAACAGTGAACCCATTAGGAAGGGTGAGATTTGCCGTTTCCACATTCCCCGAAGGAATACCAGGAAGACGAGCAGCGATAACCAAAGCGTCCTGACCTGCCATGAAACCAGCGAGACCAGCAGCTTGTGAGGAAGCGAGTCCACCGAAGATTGCGGATGGAACCTGAGCAACTTGCATTCCAGCAAGTTCACCAACCGTACCCTTACGGAGAGCATCAGCACCAACTGAATATACTCCCTTGATGTCATCCAACACATCATAGAAAACATTCGTTCCAAGTAACACACCACGAGGAGCATTGCTTCCAGAATTATCAAGAACCTTAGCAACTGCGGTGATACCAGCAAACCCGAAGGACGCATAGCTTGCGCTATATGCCTGTGGATATGCCGTAGTAATCAAAGCAAGCAAATCGTTCTGCATTGCATTCCCGATGGCGTTGGCCATGGGTTGAATGAAAGTCTGCTCCAGTTTGGAGAGACCGATATTTCCAACTTCCGAGTCATCAAAACCAGCAACAAAATATTTGTGCTTGTTAAGAGTAACTGTAATTGCACTGGAACTTACGGTGTTTGCCACATATCCAGTTGCACGGGAATAATCCTGTGCAGTCATTGCAGTTGCAATCCGAGTCGAAACTGCGGATCCAACAGTTGCTACTTCACTGGAGAAATCCGTAGTGAAGAGACCAAGTGGGGCCAATTTAGCCTGAAGAACAGGAAGTGCTTCTTGAGCAATTACTGTCAGACTAAGACCATTAAGAAGATTATCTGCCATATTATTATTTTAACTTTCTATATTGTTATTTAAGAATTCCAAGTTCCTTACAGATTTCCGTTTTATACTTCGTATAAAACTCTGTCCGTTCTTTTCCTTCTAGTTTTTCAAATTGTTTTACCAAACTTAACTTCGCTGCTGTAACAGTTTCCTTGATTGAATCGGGTTCAACTCCAAGTGAAGACATCAGACTTGCCGCTTTCTTAATTGCCGAATTCTTTTCCGCAGCAAGTTGACTCTCCAGTTCCGTTACTTTCGCTTCATGCTCCTTTGTGATCGTTTCAATTTTCACATCGAACTCTTTCTGCTTAACCATGAAATCACCAATCACATTCTGTGCATCAACCAAATCCTTCTGAGCAAGTTCCAGTTGAGAAAGCAATGATGCCTTCTCTTTTTCCAAATCCTTAAACTGACTCATTACCTTGAAAATATTTAAGTTCATATATCTATATCTTGTTGTCCTGCATAAGCAACTTCATCAGTTCGCTCATTGAGTTAATATTACCATCCGCAAAATTATTCATCACTGCCTGCTCCCCATTGAATACCTGTCCCTGCAAATACTCATCCTTGATCTCCCGCTTCGAAGTCACTGCTGCCTTGAATTGATTATAAATATTATCCACATCCGCTTGCAACATTGACCGTTCCTCTTCAGTCATCACCTTGAAAGAAGCACCAGTTAATTTATATGTACCCGCTGAAATCGCATTCACCTTCACACCAGCATTCTCCAGCATCCGAGTCTCATCTATATAAATAGAATATACCCCTACAGAACCAATCTCGGCACTGGGAGTACAAAAGATTTGACTGCATTGAGATGCAATATAAAAAGCAGCAGAAGCACAGAGCACATCAACAAAAGCAGTGCATCGTTTTTTCTTATCAATCTCCGCAATCTTTGCCGCAAGTTCGGGAACACCAATCACTGTCCCACCAGGACTATTTATATAAAGCACAATTTCACTCACATCTGGATTCTCCACTGCCTCATCGAGTTGATCGGAAATCATATCCACATCACATCCTCCGCATTCCATCTCCAACATTGACAGTCTCTTACCAATGATTCCTTCAATATTGATAATCTCGATATAGGGAGAAGTTGCTGCCATCTTCAACTCTTCATCTTCATCTTCATCTTCATCATCCATGGGATTGATGGGCATCTGTAATCCACCAGCAATATGGAGTTCCAGTTGCTTGCGGATTGTCTCGTGGATTGATGGGAGTATCAACCAAGGACGATTATAAACTGCTTCCTGAATTCGAATTAAACTTTTCATTGTATATCTTCCTCTACATTGTTGTCCTGTATTTCTGCTGGTTCATCAATCACAGGCATCTGGTTGGGTGCTCGTTGACTTAATAAAGAAAGTGCTGCATCCATTCCGATATTATATTTCTTTGAAATTACAACCGCACGATCCAGCAAATCTTCCGTTTCCTTCTGCTGTTGATCCCGCAGTTCATACCAATCAACACCCTTCTTTGAACTCATCTCCGATAAAGTAACCGTACCCAGTTTGAATCCTTCTCGATCAGCAGATGCCTCATTTCCGTTATCTACCGTTATAACTCCACCCTTTGTAAAAGTCCACTTGAACCAATCCCCGTTATTTTGTGGGATGAATCCAAGATTCATTGCTTTCGCAATCGCAAAATTAACAATCAGTTTTGCTCTTCGCTCAATTGTAACCTGTCGCTGTGCCACAGATTTTCTTGCCAGATCCTGCACCAATCGAACAGCAGCACCACCAATCTTGCTCGCATCCAGCATCTCCTGCATCCATCCAATTGAATATAGTGCTCTCTTCTGAATACGATTCATGAATGCTTCCGTGTTCGGAGTCGGACGTTCATCCTTCAATGTTTCAATCGTCTCATTCATCCCCGATTTCATATAGAGAATTTCCCCCCCTTGAATCGCTTCAACCGATAATCCATTATCAGTTGGAGCAGCAATCTCCTCATCCATCCCAATGATGTTTGCGCCAGAGTCAATCGCATCTCCCGATTCAGTCTTGGAAATCAATCCAATGGATGCCCCGAGTTTAACTCCTCGTTTAATATATTCATTGATATCTTCCTGATCCACCCAGTCCGTTACAGACCGAGCAATCCGAGAGATTCCACGAAGTTGATCACACCATTCCGATTCAAAGAGAAGTTGAAAGTTGGCAGCAGAAATATCATAATCATCCACTGCTTTATCCCCTAGAATTCGATATCCAATTACTCTTCCAGAATCATTGAGAATACATCCATCTACTATTTTATATCCTTCAAATTTTCCCGATGCAACCACATCTTCACCATATCGGTTTCCAATTCGATGTGCTGCACACAATCCAACTTGAGGAAATCCAGAACGATTCGTTGTCAAAAACATTCCCGTATCCCCATCGATATCAATCGATAAAGAAGTTAAATATAATAATTGAGTGAAGGGATAGTTTGGTCCGAGAGTTGAACACACAGGAAAGAATTGATTGACCAACCATTCCTCCGCTGCATCTCCCCATTCCTTATCTGCACCTGTATAGATGGGAGTGAATGAACCTGGTCCAACCACCCATGATGATTTTTGCAGCAGTGCCCCACCCAAATCTGGACAGGATGTAAAAAGACTTCTACCCAGATTAACATGATCGTTTCGGTCATAAGCAGTAACTACCTTGGGAGTGTCCCCGACACTATAATAACGTGGACGATAACGGGTTGGATTGGCAGATGGTGATGGATACAGACTGCTCGCCTGCTTCCCTCTTCGATCAATTATTCGATAACCCTTCGTTGTGGATGCTTGTATATTTTGACTCATATATCTTAAGAGGTGAAATAAGCAGATGTTCGCTTAACTTTTCTGCCATAGGTTGCAGGATCATATTTTGAAAGGAACCAATTGCATTCCTCCAATACCGTACGAACTGGGAGTGTGAATGTCTTCGTTACACTCGTACCCTCTGAACTCCAACTAGTTGTAGTGCTTCCCTCTTTCAGTAAATTGATTGCAGTCGTACGAATGGCAATGACATCCTCCACCGTATCTACTCCCGCAATAAAAAGTCCAAGTGCCATAAAATATATTCCTTTGGTTAACTATCGTGTCATTTATTATCTTTGTTGTCCTGCTTGCCTGTATTCCCAAGTATCCCAACCATCGCAGCAGCACAGCATTGAAGCACTTCCAAATCCCATACATGGTTATCGCCATGTGCCGATTTCTTTATCCATATCCACTTCTCCCGATTAGTTTTTTTATCGATTGTACGCTGAAGCATCTCACTGTTCATCTGTCGATTGTATTCCGAGTCATTCTCATAAGTGACCCATTTACAACCATGCCCATCCCGAAGATGTGATAATATATTTTTTAAACTATAGTTGGAGAATCGATATAAAGGTGCCATCCTTCCCTTGCCCTCTTTTCCCAGATTCGGATCTCCTTTGCTCAGTTCAGAATATAACTTCCTCGATCCATCCTTATGAACGAAATCAACCGAGTCCCATCCCTTCGTTGCATTCCAACACAACCACATCTGCTTCCCACCAATCAATCCAATATGACCATGCTTGACACACTCCCCATACACCAGAGTTGAATTAAAACCAGAGTCCACAAATACATGTTGATCCCGAACTTTATATTCCTTCTGTATCTTCGCAATCTCATCAAAGGAAAGTGCCTTTCCCCATTTGTTCAATCGACTCTCCCCACTCTTATTCCAGGATCGAATAACATAATATAATAAGTTGGATGCCTGCAAATCCACAGTCATAAATCTATAATCTCCCCAGTCCTCCGATGGAACATATTCAGCAGTCAATATCTGCTTGGCAGAAACCACCATGTTATTGTCCCATGGACGAGCAAGATCCTTTGTATAGAACTCTTCCAGTGGAAGCATGTTTCCTTCCAGTGATACAGAATCCTTTGCTTGAAGATATCGGATAACCAGAGATGCAAACGATATATCTATGTTCGCAACACT